AGAGTTTCTTGTCAAAGCCGGCGGTAGGAATTAACTGCATTTCTGTCTCTTTCTTTGTTTTCATCATATTATCAATATAAGGTATTTTAATAAAAATGTCAACCGCTATTTTAAAAAAACCTTCGAAGAAATAGCGGTTGACATTTCCATACATAGTTACTATCATAATAATATGATGAAAACGAAACAGGAAAACAAAATGAATCAAGATTTGCGTGAAGCACTCGACGATGCAGATAAATGGTATGAGCTGTGGCTTGGTCAGAAATTAGCCAATAAGCGTTTGAATGATAAGATTGCAACGCTTGAGGAAGAGGTTGATAGCCTTAGACAATTAGTATATGGTTCACCTGACGGAAATTGATTAGAGAGGGCTGATACATGGCTAAATCTTTGTTGAGTACTAAAGGCCTTAAGAAGAAAGTCGCTCGTAAGACTAAGAGCGAGACATATCTTGTCAATTGGAAATATCTTGGTGAAGAGCCTAAGAACGTCCGCGGCAAGGTAGATTTGCTTAAAGCGTTTAACTGGTATAACGTCATGACAGAAAAAGATGATGTACGCCAGTATCTGAAAGATTACTTTGCGGGTGATAAAGCGACACATAAGGTCATTGACAGCATCCCTGACAATCGCCTGCCTTTGACATCAGCATGGCTCTGCCGGATTGCAACGAACAACAAAGAAGATCTGCATGTCAATGATTGGGTCAGAGTCAACCATGACATAAATGATGCTTCTGGGTATTACAAAGAAGAAGCAGAAGATAAACCAAAGACGACTGTAGCAAAACCCAGCATTCAGGATCGTGTCAGAGAGCGAGGTTATGATATCATCGGAGATATCGAAGAACTCTTAGACAAGGGTGAAGCGTTCTCACTCTATGAATGGTTGCAGAAGAATGAGATTCCTGCGATGTACGCTACTAAGATAATCGATCATTATAAGCCATGGTTCATGGAATTGTATGCTGCTGCTACCACTAACGATGCAGATCTCAACGAAGCATATTCTCATATGACAAAGAAAGATATGAAAGATCGTATCATATTCTTCACTAAGTTCTTGGAAGATGCAGAACGCTATAGCGGCAACATCAAGAAGGCCCGTGCTCCTCGTAAGAAGAAAGCACCTACTACAGAAAAGCTCTTGAAGAACTTTAAGTATCAGAAAGAGAGCAATGAGTATAAGCTACAGTCATGCGACCCTGCAACTATCATCGCAGCTCAAGAGCTCTGGGTGTTCAACACTAAGTATAAGACGCTCGGCGTGTATCGTGCTAGAGGTCCTGCAGGTCTCACCGTCAAGGGTGCTAGCATCGATGGATACGACAGCGATTCTTCCTTGATCAAGCGTATCGGTCGTAAGCCAGAAGAATATGTAAAGAAGGTTCTTTCTGGGGGCAAGATCACTCTACGCAAGCTCATGGAAGAGATCAAATCTGAGCCTATCGCATTCACAGACAGGATAAATACAAATGTAGTAATCCTTAAAGTGGTGAGACAATGACAGAAAACATAGTAAACTTCCCCAAAAAAGGTCTAGAGATGTTTCCTTCGAGCATTGAAGAGTCTCTAGATCATATCCGATCAGTAAGACAAGAATACTGCGACGAAGTAGCAGATGATGTGTTCGAGGCGATGGCAAGCGTTCTAGCAACTTATGGGTTTGTTGTTCGTATGAACGAAGGTCACATAAAAGACTTCACGTTTGTTGAAGAGACGATCAAAGCTCTCGTATATCGATATAAGAGGATCGAGCATCCGTTTCATGAGATCATCGATAATGTCATCACGATATCTGATGAAGTAAAAGAAGATCTAGAAAAAGCAAAAGAACAGCAAGAAACTAACTTGACATCTTAACAAATAGTATATATAATAGATATATAATGAAATATTGGAAACTTTAAAATGGTAATCGTGGACTTTAATCAGGTAATGATTTCGAACCTGATGATGCAATTAGGAAATCATACTAACATTCCTTTGGAAGAAGGGCTGTTCAGGCATATGGTAATAAACTCTTTACGGTCATACAAGCAAAAATTTCAGCATGAATATGGCGAGATCGTGATCGCTTGTGATGATAGGAACTATTGGCGTAAACAAGTATTCCCATACTACAAAGCAAATCGTAAGAAGAATCGTGATGCTTCTGAGATCAATTGGGCACAAGTGTTTGATATCTTCAACAAGATCAAAGGAGAGATCAAAGATAATTTCCCCTATCGAGTGATCCAAGTAGAATCTGCAGAAGCAGATGATATCATCGCTACTCTCGTCACTGAGAATAATAATGAGACGATCCTCATACTTTCTGCTGATAAGGACTTCGTTCAGCTCCAGAAATATGCGACAGTGAAGCAATACGATCCTATCCGTAAGAAATGGATCAAGGAAGACAATCCTCAGCAGTATCTCTATGAGCATATCCTCAAAGGTGATCAAGGTGACGGCATCCCGAACATCCTTTCTGATGATGATACTTTCGTCACGGATAAGCGTCAGAAACCCATGACACAGAAGAAGATCGATCTGTTCAAGTCAGAAGGCATCTCTCATGAGATGCTAAAGAGGAACTTCGCTCGTAACGAACTGCTCGTAGATCTGACGAAGATCCCTGAAAACATCAGAAATAGCGTAATTAATAAATATAACGAAGAAAATGGTAAGGATAGGAGCAAGCTATTCAACTATTTTATCTCACATAATTTGAAACTTCTAATGGACAGCGTAGGTGATTTTTAATATGTCAAAATTTGTTTTTAAGATGCAATCGGTGTCACAGTTTTTGACACAAATCAATGAATTGAAGAAGAAAGAAGATAGGATCGAAGCATTGAAATATAATAGCCATGCTTCAGTGAAGACTATCTTAAAATATATGTTTGATCCCAATATCAAGTTCCTCCTCCCAGAAGGAGATCCTCCTTTTAGGGCTAACCAGTTTGACGAACCTAAAGCTCTGATGCAAGAGATCAATAGGTTCTATCTCTTTGTCGAAGGCGGGAATCCTAACCTGAAACCCCTTCGCAGAGAACAGATCTTTATCCAAGTGCTAGAAGCAGTGTCAGCTGAAGATGCGAAATTGCTATTAGCAATGAAAGATAAGAAAAGCCCATACAAGGGAATAACTAAAGAAATCGTGCAAGCAGCATATCCGGAGCTCTTCTAACTATGACTAAGACTACTAACATGTATCAGAAGTTTGATGCTAGAGTAAAGACGACCAATAAGAAATCCTTTATAGATGAAGAAAATGTATCTTTTAAAGAGATCAAGCGTGACAGGCATCAAAAGCAATATCGTAACTATGATAATGCGTTGAGAGCAAAGAATCTAGACAGATTGCTTTCATATGATGACGATTGATAATATAATCACAGCAGTAGGGTATACGATGCTGATGTTCGGCGTTTCTTCCTACTATTGGGCTCAAGGTAGGCAAAGAGGCATAAATGAGACTGTCGCTGTGATGAAAAAATTCGAACCAGAAGCTACATTCAGATTAAAATCCACATTAGAGAGAATAACAACAAATGACACAGACACTGAACAGTAATCCGACAGATGCTCAAAAGATCATCGATGAACAATTTAATCCACGCAATGTCAGCGAATCTGCATTTTTGCAAGATTTAGTCGAAGAAGAGATGCGTGCTAAGGGATTGGATCCCATAAATAAAGATGACGTCCAAAAGTATTGGGCATCTAGAGGTGTTAAGGTTTAATGGCAACTTATACTTTTTATGATACTAAGACAGAAGAATATTTTGACATTAGCATGCCTATGTCTGAATTAGACACTTACACTGAAAATAACAAACATCTCAACCATATCCCTTCGATGACTGCTATAGCAGACCCAACCAGATTAGGCCTTCGTAAGCCTGATTCTGGTTTTCGTGATGTTCTCAAACGTGTAAAAAAAGCTAGTGGGAGGGGTAATACTATCAACACCTTTTAGCAAATAAAGGAAACTCATGGAAAAGACTTCTCGTTCAGAAAAAAGACAAAATAGACAACAAAAGAGAAACGAGCAACATCAAGTAAAGAACAACCTATTACTTAAAAATATTGGTCCTAAAACAAAGAATCAGGAGACTGTATTTCGAGACTTTTCCAACGGTAAACACCTACTCATACACGGACTACCTGGTACAGGAAAATCATTCATTTCCCTTTACCTCGCACTAGAAGAGATACAAAAATATAAAGAATATAACAACGTCACGATCATCAGATCAGTGGTGCCATCAAGAGAGATGGGATTCCTACCGGGATCGATCAAAGAAAAATCAAAAGTATACGAAGCACCATATCAATCAATATGCAATGAGCTATATGGACGTGGCGATGCTTATGACATACTCAAATCAAAAAACATCATCGACTTTCAGACATCATCATTCTTGAGAGGAATGACTCTAGATCATACTATCATTCTGGTAGATGAATGTCAGAACATGACTTACTCAGAGCTCTGCACTATCATCACCAGAGCAGGCAATAATGCAAAGATCATCTTCTGTGGAGATTATAGACAGACTGATCTGAAATGGGATGATGAGAAGATCGGAATATTCCACTTCATGACCATCCTAAACAAGATGACAAAGTACTTCTCGTGTATTGAATTTGAAGAACAAGACATCGTGAGATCAGGATTGGTCAAAGACTTTATTATTAAGAAAGCACAATATGAAAACCCTAAACAAAGAATCGTGCCTGTGAATGCTGCAAACTTTACTGAAGAACAGAAAATCTTTCACTAAAAAACCTTATTGCGAAGATAGGGATCATGTGCTTGGTGAGATACTAGAACAAGTCAATACTGACACCGGCAGGTACTACAAGACTCCTGCCGGTGTCCTTTACCCTTCTGTCACCACAGTCACGGGATTGATGGGTGCAAAAGGTATCGCCGCATGGAGAGCCCGTGTCGGCGAAGCAGAAGCAAATAAGATAAGCTCTACTGCATCTAAGCGAGGAACTCGCATACATCAGCTCTGTGAAGATTATATCAATGGAGCAGAGATAACTCCAGATGATTACGATTATAATGATGTTATCAACTTCACGCTGTTGAAGAAAGTCATCGATGATCATATAGATAACGTTCATATGCAAGAGGTCAGATTGTATTCTGACTATCTCAAGATGGCGGGTACCGTCGATTGTGTTGCTGAGTTTAAAGGCATGCTTTCTATCATCGACTTCAAGACAGCAAAGAAAGCAAAGAACAGAGAATACATCACAAACTACTTCTGCCAGGCAGCAGCATATGCAATCATGTACGAAGAACGCACAGGCATTCCTGTCAGCAAGATAGTGATCATCATATCAGTAGACGATGATGAAGTTCAAGTATTCGAAGATAGAAGAAACTATTATGTCACGCAATTATTAGAAGTACGTGAAAAATATAGGTTGACATATAACATATAATAAACTATTATAAATACTATGCTGGTGTCGTTGACATCTAATGGAATAGACACTGAGGACCCGGGGGCAGTACCCGGCGCCTCCACCAAAAAGAAGTTATATATGATATATGTGAGAGACGAAGGTCAAAAGATAAAAAATGGGATAAATTTTTATCCATTGTCTTCAAACCACGTTGGTTTTGTAATTAGGTTGTATAATAATGCATTATTTGTTAGGTATTCAAAGCTAATTAAACAGACTAAAATGCACATAGCTTCTTTTTGATGGGGGCGAAATAGGATCGACTGGTGTAGTAAAGATAAGATCGAGACAGAAGCAAAAAAACTAAATGCAAGAACTGCATCTAATGACAACGTTCCTTATTCCGCAATGAAAATTGCTGCTTAAGAATTGAGTCTGGGGTATGAGCTCCACCCTATCAAACAACGGGCTCACTTAATATTTGGAGTGAATATGATATATGGGTTATATAAACTTTTTGAGGAAATGATGGCATTTACATTGAATAGGAACCCTCCTAACGAAGAAAATAAAGAACAACCCGAACCTAATGTTAGTTTGTTCTCGAAGATTGCCAATAAGAAAGAGACTGTCAATCATCCTGAACACTACGGCGGCAAGGAAAATCCTTATGAAGCAATCAAAGTGATAAGGGCTTGGGAATTGGGATTCTCGTTAGGAAATACGATTAAATATATTGCTCGTGCAGGAAAGAAGGATCCTTCTAAGAGGATCGAAGACCTGCATAAAGCCATGTGGTATCTACAAGAAGAGATCAATAACGAATACGAAAAGATTGCCAAGTGAGTTAAGAGAATAACTCAACAAAATATTCTCATACACAATCAACACACAACAGGAGACTATAACATGACCAAGACACCATACGAGATCCGCCAGGATCTATTGAATTTTGCACAGAGCCATCTTACAGGTCAGTATTACGCTGATCTAGAACGAGCTCGTGAAATCTTCGATCAGGCAGAGCGTGAAACTGTGATCTCACGACTGGGATATCCAACTAAATCTGACATCTTGCTATTAGCAGAAGATCTCAAGAGTTTCGTTGACAATAAGTAATAGATTAGAGGAACTCAATGCAGTTAAATAACATCAAGTCATCATCAGATTTTGTGAAAGAGATAACACAGCTAGTATCAGATAAAAATATCGGATTCTTTGATGCTGTCATCTATTATTGCGAGACACACAATATCGAAGTAGAAACTGCGGCTTCGATGATCAAGCAAAGCACCCTATTGAAATCAAAGATCCAATATGAGGCTGAAGAACTTAATCTGATGAGAAAGACAGCACGACTGCCGATATGACACCATTTGAAGCATACAAATTATATACCGCTATCAAGAATCATTTCACGACTGAGTCATATGATTACTTCAAATATCACGGCAAAGTCAACGCATCTGAACATACGTTCGAGACACGCAAAGACAAGTACATGTTCTATAAGCTGTCAAAGCATGAAGATCCTTTGACGTTCCTTGTCGCAAACTTCTCTGAAAATAGCAAGCTATGGGTCGGAGATATGTTTGACACTGACAAAGAATACGTGTATAATGATTATCTAAAACGTAAGCAGTCACTGACTTATATCTTTAATAATGATATCGATAATCTATTAGAAGATTTCGATGATAACTTCAAAGTAGAAAAAGGTGATTACCCTCATCTACTTAAACTCCTTAATCGCAAGAAGATATCTAAAGAGACATTCATCATTATCAATGATTGTGTTCGCTTCTTTAGCTCTTGGAATAAGAAGATAACTGATCCAGTCCTATGGCCAAAGATCGCCATGAACTGCAAGAAATTTAGACCTTTCATTGAATATGAAAAGGATAAATACTGTGATATATTGAGAAAGCGTTTTTCTTGATATATCATAAATCGTAATAAATCATACATCGTCATACAACGGAGAATATAAATGACTGTAATTAACTTTGAAGCAATGAAGCAGAATCGCAAGTCAAACTTTGACAAGCTCACTGCAGAACTCAACAAACTGAGCCAGAATACGTCTCAGGAAGGCAATCGTCAAGACGACGAAAGGTTTTGGAAACCAGAAGTCGATAAGGCAGGGAATGGTTATGCGGTCATCCGTTTTCTTCCCGCGCCAGTCGGAGAAGATGTGCCTTTCGTTCGCATTTGGGACCATGGGTTTCAGGGTGCTGGTGGTTGGTATATCGAGCGGAGCTTGACTACGCTAGGTCAGGCAGATCCTGTATCTGAGTACAACACGAAGCTCTGGAATTCTGGGATCGAAGCGAATAAGACAATCGTCCGGGCACAGAAGCGTCGTCTTAGCTATTACTCAAACATCATGGTCATCAAGGATCCTACTCGTCCTGAGAATGATGGAAAGGTATTCTTGTTCAAGTACGGCAAGAAGATCTTCGACAAGTTGAACGAAGCGATGCATCCTCAGTTCGCTGATGATGTGAAGATCAACCCATTTGATTTCTGGGAAGGTGCTAACTTCAAGTTGAAGATCCGTCAGGTAGAAGGTTATCGTAACTATGATAAGTCAGAGTTTGATAAGCCATCTGTCCTGCTTGAGGATGATGCTGCTATGGAGACGATCTGGAAGGGTGAGCATTCCTTGACAGAGCTTGTCGATATTAAGCACTTCAAGTCGTATGCTGATCTCAAGGCAAAGCTCGAGAAGGCATTGGGATCTTCTGCATCTGCTCCAGCAGCTGCACATCATGAAGAGGAAGATGCTTTCCAGATTCCTCAGAAATCAGCACCTATGAAGGAAGCCCCTAAGGCTGCTGCTCCATGGGATGACGATGATGAAGATCTTAGTTTCTTTAAGAAACTTGCATCTGAGTGATCCTTACGGATACGCTCCGATAAACGGATACAAAAATCTATCTATGTGAGACATAACGGGGGCGGTACTTGGCGCCCCCGAACTCACTCTAGGAGATATCGAAGAAGGCCTGCTATTTGTTACATTGTTCTTTGTAGAGTTGTCTATTATGATAGGTGCAGCAGGAGCTGAATCCGATACAGCAATATCATTAGCTCTCTTTAAGAACGCAGGAGCAGTCGGATTTTCTATCGGCATTAGATCCGCCATACTGTTGCCAAAATTAGCGCTAGCAGAACCTGTAAATGTAGGTTGTTCTTGATTATTAAAAGTCGGTTCTGTATCTACTCTAGGAGATATTGAAGAAGGCCTGCTATTTGTCACATTTTTAACAGCAGCCAGAACTGAACGTTTAGCCCCTCTTCCTGCAGCCATACCCGTCTCGCTTTCACTGTCAGGTACACTTGATGATTTAGTAAGAGGATTCGGCAAAAATTCACCAACAGTAGATTCCCACAGATCATAGGCATAATCATTGACTATAGATCCGAGATTAGCAAACATGTTTTTAACTGTATCTATAGCTTCACCTATCTTTTTGCTAATATAACCGGCAAGATCAAAGTTAGCAATCTCTCCTATTTTTGCAACAAATTCAGGCCCGAAGTAAGCAAGTATTTTTTGTTTAAAATCTTCAAATGCTGTTGTTATCGCACCTGTTATACTCCAGCTATTCCACCATTCGATCACAGGTGCTAATATATTGCCAACATTTGTTTTAAAGTTTTCAAACGCAGTCGATATTATATCGACTAATGTCCAGCTATCCCACCATTCGATCACCGGTGCTAATAATCCGCCAACTTTAGTTTTAAAATCATTAAATGCTGTAATTATAACATCAGATATAGTCCAGCTGTTCCACCATGTAGTTATAGTGGTGAGAATATTACTCGCTTTCTCCTTAAGCCAAGTAAAAGCAAATTTTATATCAGCTATTACAAGATGAATGGCTTCTATTACAAAATCACCTAAGTTAAATGTGGCTAAAAACTCTTTTATATCTGCTGCTGCTTCTTTAAAACCGAAATAATCCATAATTCCAGCAAGCAAATTTCCCACTCCTTGAATAATCATATCAGGTATCATCGTAAAATATCTGACGACAACTTGCATTGAAGTATCTAATGCACCTAATATATCTCCGGAGAATATTTGATCTACCAATTTATTAATATCAGCAAATAATTTTAAAAAATTACCTACATAAGAACGCATTATGCCTTGAACTGCCAATACAATAGTATCAAATAGAGCTATTAGACCTTCTTTTACTGGAGTTATAATGTCGAGGTTAGTAATAAAGGAATTTAATTCTTTAGATTCTTTTTCAAACCCTAACCATTCTAATACGTTTGCGATTAGTCTACCAATACCTTTAATAAGAATATCTGGTATTAAAGCGATAGCAGTACTAAGAGCACTTATCCAGTTGCCTTTAGTCAAATCATCAAATATAGTTGAAAGAGATCCAAATATTTCTTGCCAATCAGTTTCATTTAAAGAAAATACTGCAGCACCGAATATAGCCGTAATAGGATTGATTCTTAACGCAAATTTAGCTAAATTCATTAAAGGTCCTATTAACCCACTCAACATCATTTCTATAGGACCTAATATTTTAGCTAAACCGCCTTTAAAGAATCCTCCTAAAACTCCGCCAATACCTTTGTTAGCAGGAGATGAAGAATCAGCTCCTGCTGTATTTATTTTTGCTTGTTCTTTATTTACTTTTTCTTTTTCTCTTTCATCTTCGATGCGGCCTTTTGCTGCGGCAGTCAGTGAGTATAATAGATCTTGAAGCAGTTCATTATTATCTTGCAAGACATTCAAGATGCTCTCTAAGATGCCAACAGATTCTTTTCCTGGATTTTTCCCTCCACCTGACGTAGACGCTGCGGATTTTTTACCTTTGCCGCCGCCCAATGCAAAAAATTCACCCACACCTGCTGCATCAAGAGTAGCAGCTGCAACACCACGAAGGTCCGGGACAGATCCTACAGAAGCAGCGATAGTGCCGCGACTTATAACATCTGCTATATTACCCATAGTTCCGCGAGTTGATCCTCTGCCAGAAGATACTTTCTGTGTTACTCTGCTTAATCTGCCTTCTTCTTTCTCTTTGTATTCTTTTCGTTCTTCTTTTGTCTTTTTAGTGGAACGTTCTACAGAAGAATCTTTCTTCTTTTCGATCTTATCAAGTATCTCAGTCTGCTTCTTTGTTTCTTCTAATTGAGCCAAAGCGACTTTAGCCTGCTCAACTGCAGCAGTCTGAGTACCTTCTTTAATGATCCTTCGAAGGATGTCTTCTGGTGTATCTTTCTTAGCCATTTTTTCTTTGTTCTTCTACTTGTTTTAGATGTTGCATCAGCAGTTCCACAAATAGATCCCTCTCATAAGGATACATATCATTTAAATCAGACATACTGTATTTATGGTGTTGCATCAAAGAGAACATAGTATTATAGTAGACCGCGATATTAGAATACCCGGTCATCACGTAAAAAAACTATTGAGACCCTTCAGAACAACATCAGTCGATTTGCCAGCTTTGTTCTTTAATGTCACAGTATGTTCTAGAGACGGCATCGTATCAAAGAATTCTTTGATCTTGTTCATGCTATCCATCGGTAGGCTGTTAACGAATTCTTCGAGATCTTTTTCTGTAAAATCAGTGTACACTGTCTCGCTGTCATAGATCTTATCGATACACTTAAACAACATATCAAATACAGCATCTTCTTTGTTATTTGAGTCATCGAGCAATCTGACTTCATCTAGAGTGGGATATCTCATCGCCAATCCTACATCATCATGTATGATAAATTTGCTCTTATGCTCTGGGTTATTTTTGATCTCGATGTTGTCTAGATTAACTTTGAACTTGATGACTTCTTCGGTGTCAGGATCTTTGTATTCGAGATCTACGACTTCACCTATCGATTTTGAACGAAGCTTGACGAACAGATATTCGACATCAAATGTTGCTAGCTTATCTACATCTACCGATTCGATGATACAATTTTGGATGATCTGCTTGACTGCAGCGATCACATCTTCAGTCTTCTCTGAAGATTTTGCCATCAGAAGGATCTTTTCTTCTTGCACAGTGAATGGTTTGATATTGATGCTCTGCTGAGTAGAAGGTATTGTCACAGAGTATGTTGGGTGTTTGATCTTTGGTAATGCCATAATATAGGTATCCTTATGTTAAAAATTAAGCCCGTCACGAACGCGGCTGCCTTTGTAAATTAATTTTTCTGTTATCTTATTTAATTGTTCATCGATATCTTTAATTCTTTCTGTCAGAGCAGTTGTTCTAGTCAGTGAATTTCTATCGGCAACACCTTGATCTAATGTCGTTGATGTCCAGTTAGTATATGCAAAAGTCACCGGAATTTTTAAGATCTGATCTTGCATGTTCCAATCGACCTGGATGTCTCCGATTGATATAGGATATGCTTCGAGCAATTGATATTTTACAATCGTGTTATCTGCTTGTTTTGTAGTTTTTATCTCATTCATATGAATTATCTCTACAACACCATAGTATTCGTTAGGATATTGGAAAGAATTTAATGGCAGCCCTTTGACTGTACCGTTAGGATTTGCTGCATCATTAAAGGCAAATACTGATTGCATCCATGCATGAAAATATTTAAATACTGATCCGTCTGCATCGCTATAGAATGTCAATGGAATATCTTGAAATATTGTAGCATACGGACGTTTTTCGACGTTGCCGTATCCGGACATTCTTATCTCATCTGTCTGATATCCCAAGCCCGGAAGGTAAGCGCTGTCACAAAGGAATGAGAGATTTTCTGCACCTCCTACTATAACAGGGCCTCTGTCAGCTCGTCCGACATTGGCAGTTGTTGGCCTTGTGATAGTCACCATGAACCTAGATGCTTTGGATAACCCACCTACTGAATTGACTGCAGAGAGCATTTCATTGATACTAAACGCCATTTATGATATCTTTCGACTCTTTGTATACATAATTCTTAGATTTCTTTGCAAATCTCTCTAACGGCAAGAACATTGCAATGTCCCATTCATTAGCGGGTATCTGTAAAAATCTACTCCTGACATGGCTGTGCAAATATCGTTTCACACACGGTTTAAAATATTTATAACGTGAAGCAGCATTTAATAGCTTATACGAAGCTCTTATCTTTGATGTCTCGTTGTATTTTTCATTATTTAACAGATCATAGAGATAATCTAGCAATCTCGCTCTGTATACATGCGGCAGGTAATGTAGGTTCATCGCAAGGAAGCTGTCACCCTGATCTTCGAAAGGAAATATCAGCGGGAATCGATCATAGTAAGGGAGGTCTTCTTTATGTTTAGGATCGTATTGGAACAGATACATGAATCCTGGACGAACAAAATTCTTGCTATATTGTGGGTTCCTGCTGACTAGCGTCTCTACTCTTACAGATCGAACTTCTCTTGCTTTGTCTCTAAACCAATCTCTGACGTTAGGAGCTCCTGGCTTAAATACGGAAGTTGCTCCTATGCTAGCTTTACCTTGTTCAAGAATCTTTGTAAAAATAGGCATTATCTCTTATCCAATCCTAGATCTTTTTCTGTTAGTATCTTAAACTGCCATTTCCTATCAAGACAGAACTGTTCAGCAGCTTTCCATTTAGCGCTATTGACGCCATAAGTAGTCACTTCATTGATATATCTTCTAGTTATCTTCTGTTGCTTGACCGGTTCTTTGCATTGAGCATAGGGTTTAATCTCTATTATCATTGTATTTATCGAGCCGTCCTTGACAGATGTCTTTACCCAGAAATCAGGAAAATACCTATGGATCTTGTTGTCCATAGGGCTGACATAGGGGATAATTATCTCTTCTGATGACCATTGGATCACACCCGGGTGAGAATCAAGATGTCTCATGAACCTCAATTCCCACAAGCTCCTATAAACGATGTTTGTAGGATTTCCTTTATATTTTTCAGGAAACTTGGGTCTAAATTTACCTTTATACGACATGCCATATTACCATTATAAATATACGATATATTTATAGGAGTTTATATCGAGCATGCCTAACGTAACTGACACCTTTGTATTTCCATTAGAAGTGCCTGAATTCTATACAAGAATGTCATTGAGGAAGTATGAGAGGCCAAAGCCCGGATCTACTTTGACACCTACGTTTCGAACATATATCAGGCTTCCTATTCCGCAACAATTGATAGATTCTTTTAATATATCTGTCAGCGGAAATAACATGGAATTATTAGGCAATATATCCAATGCCCCTGCACAATTAGCAGCAGCAGGCAGATCATTATCAGAAGATTTTGCTGCTGCTAAAGGAGGTGAGGGCTCTGCAATCATGAAAATGGTTGGTGAAGTTGCGGCTCTTACACCCGGCATATCAGATAGCAATCTTGGTAAATTTTCACAATCAAATCTTGGCATTGTGCGAAATCCGCATCTGACGACTATATTTGAAGGTGTAGCTTTAAAGCAATATCAATTTACATGGAGGATTTCTCCTAAGTCAGAAAAAGAAGCACGATCTATGAATAGTATGCTTGAGTATATCAAAGCATTTATGCATCCAGAGATAATCGGTGAAGGATTTGCCCTAGATTATCCCTACCTTGCCACTGTTGAATTTGTAACCGGCTCCAGCAATATCAATCTGCCTAACGTATCAGATTCATTCATAACAGGTCTATCTATCAATAGCATGGGTGGAGGAACACCTGCATTCTATAGAGATGGTACTCCTGTTATCACTGAGATATCCATGACTTTTCAAGAGATCGATATCAAGACAAGAGGAAATTTTGCCGCCGGAAAGACAGGAAATCCTTCTCGACCTCTTGATGTAACAACAGGACTGCCTCCGGTAAGTTACTCGGGCCCGGGTTCATCGTGACACCTTTACGAATTTTAAAACAGAGAACTTAAATGTCATTAGCTAATTATTATCCTTTTGTAACTTATAATAATCTAAAAGCGATCAATCTGCTCGTAGAGGCAGAAGTCGTTAAAAAATATCTGGAAGATTATAGATTATTCTATACATACATCATAAAGAATGGTGAGCGTCCGGATACTCTTGCCTATGATGCTTATGGAGATTCCACTCTTGATTGGGTGATATTCCTCACAAATGGCATCGTCGATCCCTATAAAGATTGGATACTGGATGACAAGCAATTCATATCATATCTAGAAACAAAGTATAATACTGCTGTAGAAAAATTAACTACGACTACAATAGCAAGTTCTATCGCATATTACTACTACAAAGGGATCGCCAGTGATAGCCCTGAGACAATCGCTTCATATAATTACAATATGACACCGACAACATATTCTAAATTAGGCAGTCCTGCAGGTTGGATCGCCAAGAGCGTATGGGATTATGAGAATGAGATCAATGAATCCAAGAGAGAAATCAAACTGATGCGGAATGAATTCGTTTCGGATTTCAAACAACAAATAAAAGATATATTTAATAATGGCTAATCTCAATCCTTTAAATATAACAGTATCCGATATTGAAATAGAAAAATTCAATAAAAGGGATAAGATGAGTCTGATGCCTCAGTTCATGGAATTGACCATATATCAATCTATGTTTGAACCTGCTATAAAAGCTGAGATGCTTATCAATGATCCTATCGGATTGTTCGTTAATTATCCTTTCACGGGTGAAGAGCTAATAATAGTGACATATGATCAGGTCAACACTGGCAGCAGCGATACATCCGCCTCCGCGGGAAGCTATTTTCAAGACGTTAGCCCAAATAAGACCAACCAATTAAAATTTATTATCAAAGGTGTCCGTGATATCATCATCGGCGATAGAGCAAGATCGTTAATGTATATCGTTGATCTTGCAAGTCCTCAATTGCTCCAGAACATGAGAGATTATGTATCTCATGCCTACTATGGTCTGATTGAAGATATGGCGGAAAAAGTATATGATGAATATATCGCGCAGGGAACAACTGATTTATATAAAATTTCAAAAAAACCTTTTGTCAAAGAGACATCGATCAAATCTAGAAAAATGATCGTTCCAAACATCCGACCCTTTCATGCTATCAGTTGGCTAGCAAAACATGCTGTCGCAAAAGAGAATGGCCGGCATTTCCTCTATCTGTTCTATGAAGATCTGAAACAATATAATTTCGTCACCATACAACAGATCATCGAAGATGCTTTAAAGCAGAGAGAGACTTTAAGAAAAAATAAATATAGGTATATCTCAGATATAGGCAGTCTTAGTAAATCAACAACCGGAGATCAAAACCAAGATCTCCGTGTGATCACCAACATCGTAAACAACAAGAGATTTTCTTCTATAGAAAAGATAACAAGCGGTTATTATCAGAATGAATTATTTGAGATTAATATGTTGCAGAAAGCGTATGCCAGCACTCCGACAGAATTAGATGAAACATATCAATACGATAAGAATATTCCTTCATTGGGAGAGCATTCTTTGAATACCCCTGGTTACATCAAATATGTTAAAAATGAGAAGGTAGAAAAAGAATATTCAAATAGAATAAGGTATATAATAAACAATTTTCCCGATGTTGATGGGGAAGGTATGAATCAACCTTCATACAGAAGTAAATTCGGAAATGTAGCTAAATATATGAATGCTCTCAATCAGATCGATCTGACAGTCACGGTCCCGGCAAACATGGATCTGAGAGCAGGTCAAGTTATCTATTGTGATCTGCCAGAAAATCATGGATTTAATACCGTTGAAACAGATAAATATATCTCAGGATTGTTCATCATATCAGAAGTTAAACAAGTGATAATGCAGGGTAGTTTAGCAGCTACTACTTTACGAATATATAAAGATGGATATCTCAATAGCCTTGCAGAATCATCGTTATATAATTCTACTGGTAGAGGCACAGGTTTGCAGGGACCAAATTAATGTTTGATGATGATTTTTATGGCGACAAATTTAGATGGTTCACTGGTGTCGTAAAAGATGTCGGCAGCGATGGTCGAGTGCGTGTCAGGATATTTGGTATACATGGCACAGAAGATACGACAAAAATATCTGATGGCGATCTACCATATGCCATGGTGCTGTTTCCGACAACTGGAGGACAAACCTCAGGCGGCAATGCCAGCCATGGGCTAGTTAATGGAACTTGGGTAGTAGGATTTTTTGCTGATAACGAAGATTCACAGCAACCCATCATATTGGGTGTCATCAATGGAGGACAGGGTTCTGTTAACAATTCTCCTGGAGGACAAGCACCTTCACCATCTTATTCTGATAGCGGGCTGATACTCACGCCAGATACAGGCGGCGCGCCGACAGATACCACTCAGACACCACCCACAACACAGCTAACAGGTTCTGGCAATCCTCAAAAAATATATAATTTCTTTTGGGAAAAGATAAGAGCATTAAATGCAGTCGGACCAGAAGCATCTTTGAAAGCTATATGTGCTGGGATAATTGGAGTCCTGCAAGGTGAATCTGGGCCTAGCATAAATCCCACATCATATAATTCTATTGGGGCTTTTGGCATATGTCAATGGTTGGGTCCTAGAAAACGAAAATTAAGCGGTCCCGACTGGCACGGAAGCCTTGTTTCTAAAACTAATGCACCTTCATTGGAAAAACAACTTGATTTTATGTGGTATGAATTGACAGTAGATGAAAAGGACGTATTTGCAAAAATGTTAACAGCTCAAAACATTGAAGATGCTGTAGCATTTACTAATATGTTTGAAAGAGATGAATCTTGTTTTGAGCCAGGACCTGATGGGAAAACACCTAGAAAACCTCTTAGATTATTAAGCGAGTGTAATAGAAATCATCCTAACTATCCAAAAAAATTAAAATTTGGCCGTGCAGCTTATGAAAACCTTTCTTATACGGGAACTGCGGAAACTACGGGACATATGCGATGAAAAATGTATCTCCTGAAGCACTATCATATTGCAGCAATTTTTATTTTACTTTTTCTAAAACTTTGAGAAATCAATCCGTCAATTTAAATGACTATGCTAGCGCTACATTTATAATTGATGTTGATGGTAGAGTATATCAGGGTGCTGCAGCACAGGAATCCGGTGCTTCAGTAGTTATCATTGGCGGTACAACAGAATTTATAAATGAAAAAGCTCCTGTAGTACATGTGGATTACTATATCACTCAACAGCAAAAAGTAACTTTATATACAGCAATGAAATCTCTCTCAACATTTACCAACTCTGCTGAGATAGATAGCGACAATGACCAATTACGAAAAGCCGTTTCAGCTCTTTACTTAAATTTTTGTGGGTAACATATGTCTATTAATCCAGATGCGTTTGTATCAGATCCTTCACAAATCAAAAAAATCACCAACAGAGAAGGTGATGGTGTTAGCAGATCTACAGCACCTCAAGTAATCACTGCTGGCGTCACTTTTCCTTATTATGAAGTGTCTGTAAAAGATAAACCCAGCACAGGTAGTGATCAAGCGATTACTCATACTGGCGCAGGAATAGGCACTGCCAGCGGCGTTGGTGCATCGGGAGACATGCAAGGATTTGTCTCCTCTACAGGAAACAAGATTCTAATCAACAATGAGTTTGGTTCTGACACTATAACTCTACAGCATCATTCAGGTGCAACTATCATGATAGATTCTGACGGATCTATTCACATGGTATCATCCGGCAAAAGAGGCGTTGGAATGATTGCGCCAAAAGGTGATGCTACCGTATTTGCAAGAAACCATCTGATCTTAAAAGCTGATGGCAGAATAACGATTGAGACAGATGGTGATCTAGATTTCAATGTGGGCGGCAATCTGGGATTCCATGTGAATGGAGATATGATCACAAATGTCCGAGGTTCTTCAGAAGAATCTATCGAAGGAAGCAAAGTATTCGAAGTAGCAAAAGACATGAGCACGATGATCGCAGGTGATAACAGGATCACGTCTGCGGGTAAAACCAAGATACAATCATCCCAGAGCATCGATATGGATGCGGGTAAAGATATCTTTGTTAGAAGTGACGCTGCTATCTCGGTGCAAGCACAAAAAGAATTCACTGCTCTATCTTTAGCTGACATGAATCTGGGAACAAAGGCAAAATTTACAGCGCTTGCTACAGGTGACATGAATTTAGGTTCGAAGTCGAAGATCATTGCCAAGTCATCAGGTGATATGAGCATAGAATCAGGTGGCACATTTGATGTTAAAGCAGCTAGCACGACCAAGATATCATCCGGGGGTGCCGCATCTATCCATTCTGCTTCTACTATAGATGTATTGGGTAGCGGCAAGATACAGATCAAAGGATCTGCTACTGACGTTCAGGTAGGAGGATCCTCTAGCCCTTCGGCTCCATCTGATCCTGCAGATCCCGGAGAAGCATCGTTAGCTCAATATGCTCCAGCAGAGACGATCATCGATAACATAACAACTTTGAGAACCGCTCCTGATTTTCCTATGAACGCCAAGAAGATGTCCAAGGAAGAATTCTCTCTTTACAAGAATGAAGGCGGAAATCCCAATCCTGTTGCTGAAGGTGCTGCTGCAGGAAATTCTGGAGCTGGCATGGTTCCATCAATAGTTGATACAGGTGAAACCATCGGACCTGTTGCTGAAGGAGCTTATGATAGACCTGACGGATCAGTGACTAGCACAGGAATTGCACAACAAAATCCCATGCCGATGCCCACTTCGGTATATAATTCTAGCGAGAAGATATCCAGACATGTTACTGTGGGAATGGTAAAGAATTTGAGATACGCTCCTGCATCTCGACACCAAGCAATCCTTACTGAAGCCATGAACATCGCCTGGAACATATTAGATCCATTGTTTGATAAGTTTGGATCTAGGATACAGATCACTAGCTGGTTTAGATTGAGCAAAGCCACATCTAAACACACCACTGGGGGTGCTGTTGATCTGAGATGTTCAAATAAAGATGATACTACAACTACTGCTGCTATAGCAGCTTATGTGAGAGACAATCTTCCCTTTAGCAGGATATATCTAGAAAAGAATGACTCTCCAGGAATACATGTACATCTTGAATCTGCTAAACCTGGCCAACAAGGAGGCGGTCTTGTATTATCATGTGCTGATCCTAACTGTAATAATTCAATACCAGGATTATCGCATTCGTATGTGGTCGCTGCTCTAAACGGAAGAAGGACAGGATAGCGATGGCCAACCAAATCTTAAATTCTACTACTCTATCAGCTATACAAAAAGGTGATTTTCAACAACCGGGATTCTATGGCAACCAAGAATTAAAAGAATCAAACAACACATTTAATAATGCTATACAGATAGGAGCACAGCTTTTGGGAATAGCAGCTGAATTGAAATTTGCTAAACCCCCGCCTGTCAAGTATGTCCGTACTCCTCAAAATTATATCTTGACTGATTTTGAAAAGGAATCTATCTATAATAAATCTGTTGAGCTTGCATCTTTTGGAGTTGTTCCTCAGGATACTTTAGAAAATTTCTTTTATATACTTGCTGCAAACGAGAACCAGAACGATCTTGAATATATCGCAAATGTTATCGGAATTCCTGATCTTGGACAGCCAAGATATATCAGAAACATAAGAGATATCACTCAGATACAGGATATCTATAAGGTTGGATATTTAGCAAACGGAATCGCATCGATCAATCAGAGGTATGCACCACAATATACCAATATACAACAATATGATGATTATACTCAGAGCAGTGGCGGTGATATTTTATCAGCAGTAGCCTTAGGAACGACATTAGGAGTGATCGGCCCGGCTATCATTGAAACAGCTGGCATATTTAATGCCCACTCGGGCATCCTCAAGAATGCTCCTGCATTATCTACAACTGCAATCAATCAATCCATCAACCTGTATTCGGGATTATCAAGCGGCATCGTTTTGGATCCCAACACGATCAGCGCTGTATTGAATCCGACAGCTACTATACAATCACAAGCTACAACGATAGCAGCTTCAGCAATCAGCAGCCTCCTGGGAGCAACGCCTTTAGGAGGAGTATTGAATTCTCTAGGACCTCTGGGTGGTATTGCCATGGGAGTCTTGTTGCAACAAGTTGGCGGAAATGCAGTAGGTAGTTTCATGTCAGAGGTATTAACAGGACAAAGGATTGCATCATCAACGTTGGCAAACAATCCTATGTTGACGCC